AACCAATCTTGCCTCGCATAGGATTGTAACCATGTTTCTTTGGAAATCGTCGTCTACGTATCCTACTGACATATTAACCGCCTCACGTATTTTTACGTTTGCTTTTGAGAAATCACCAATTAAAAATGTTCCCGCTGTTATATTGTTAGATTGAACAATAATTAAACCTGCGATCATCATTTCTCCCGTTGTCGGTAAAAATATTGGGTAAGTGTATTCGCCTGTCGTGGATTTTGTCAACTGAATAGCCGCAACGTCTGACGGATGCAAAACTACGTGCGTAGGGTAGAAATTTAAGCCCTCCGATTGTGATTTTCCAACGCGTATAACATCGCTAACGTTCGGTTGCGTAATTGTACCGGCAAAGGTACCCGCCGCCCACGTTGTCGCTGTTGAAACTAGACCTACTAAATCCGTACCGCCTGCACCGTTGATTAATGAATAATCAATTTTTTGCTCAACGTTTGCCATTAATTCGATATTAACCTCACTTGAAACAAACGCTAAATCGCTCATCATTTCCTTAGAAACTTTCAAAGTAGCCGCTACTTTTTTAACCTCAACTGAAACCTCTTGATATTGAACTTGACCCTGTGCTTTTGCTACCGCTTCAGCAACCCACGCGCCTGTTGACTGTGTAGTTTGTTGAATATAAGTTACAAATTTTGAGGTCGTTGTTCCTACGTTTGCAATTTCTAAAATTCGTCTTGTAGGTCGTGCAATACGATTAACTTCAGGATCTAAAACAGATAAAGCAATATTTCCTGTATAGTCGCCTGTAATTGTTGTATCCGTTTTAACGTCTAAATTAAACGTTTGTCCTTTTTCGATAGTGTCCAAAATAGCCTTATGGTTATTAGTAAAACTTTTTACCATTGCTTGACCTAACGAACGGCTCGGAGCCTCTACGCTGTGAATCGCTTTTGAACTCATCGCTTCAAGTTTTCCCTCAAAACGTGCAATTGTTTTTTCCATTTCTGAATTTTTTTTATCCAAATTTTTAAGCGAATTTACCGCGCTTTTTAATTCTTCGACTTCCTCCATTGACGCCATTGTTTCCATTGCTGAATCGAATAAACCGTTAATTTTTTCCAATACTTGTTCCGGTGTTAAGTTAGCGATAAAATCCGCTTGTTCCGGTGTTAAATTTTCACTCATTTTTTTAAGTTTTTAAAATTAATATTATTTATTACTGTATTCCAATCAAATAAATTTTCGTTTTTTACAATTGGCTCGCTAATTACGGAATAATTTTTTACAATTGGTTCCGACAAAGCAAGTAATACAAGTTGACTATTTAGATATTTGATTTTCATTTCTATTTCGTACAAACGTTCGTCCGACCCTTTGCCGTTACTCAACGCTTTAACCTGTACGTTTAATTCATTTGTTATTTTATTAATGTAATCCGTTTTATTTTGGCTTTTTATAACATCAATAACGTTCGTTTCTTCGTTGGATCCAAAAGTTACCGCCGAACCCTCGAATAATTTAACCTCGTTTATTTGGTGGTATCCTCCACCCTCTAAATTTTTGTCCTCGATAAAATTAACTTTGTCTTTTAAGTATTGAAACCCAATTGAATGCTCGCGAATAATTCCATCCTCGTAATCTTTAAACGCGTCCTCGCCCATTGTTGAACGCCCTAACTGAGCGACCGCAAATAAACCTTTTACATCCTCTTCTAATCTTAAAAATTTGCCAATCGGTTGTTGCCAATCGTGGTGCCTTAAAAAAGCAATTTTACGATTAGTAATTGAATCGGGACCACGTTCTAAAATAGATTTTGTAAACGCTCCCTTTGTTATTACGTCGTTATCTGAATCTAAATTGTCGAATATAGATAAGTAAACCGCAACCTCTCGTTTTTCGCTGTTTAAATCCTTTATTTCGCTCGCTTGTTTTGTGCTGTATATATTATTTTTCATATCCTATAATTATTTTTGCTTCGTCTGTATCTATTAATCCTAAACTTAATAATTTTTCTACCGCGTCAACTCGTGTTCTTAACGTGTTTGCGTTTGCCTGTTCGTCATCCTGTAATATTGGCAAGTGGCTAAAATCAGCGGTTAAATAATAACCCTCTTTATCTAGTCCAAATTGGTGCATTAACGCGTCGTACATTGCCTGCGTTTCGGGTATAATAGTATCTTGATAAACCATTTTAATACTTTCCCTAACGTTGTCAAATGTACTGCCTTTATCACTGCTAAATATATTAGCGTTCATTCCATACGTATCAATTATAGCCAATTTATCGGCGCTTAATTCCTCGAATAACATTAAATCCTTTGTTGGAAAACTCATAGGTTGCCAATTAACCTGCGCTTCGGTAATTATTAGTTCGTCTTTTTGTCGTTTATACCAATCGCGTTGAATCGTGTTTTTTTCTTCCGGCGTCATCGGAATTGCACCACCTAAATCATTTTGTTGAGCGCTCAAAATTCCAATCGCTCCTATATTTTCTAGTAATACGTTCCTTTTGTGATATTGAGCGCGTATATTTGATAAAGGATATTTTAAAGTATCTATACGGCTAACGGGCTTAATAACGTTCATACCGTCGTCGGTAGTTAGATAGATCATATCAAGCCACGGAATAGTTTCGTCCGTGTTGTCGTCGTATCTAAACGTAAATTTGTCGATTAAATCGTCTGCGTCCATAAATTTTAAACGCTTTCCTGTTGTATGGATTTTTACTTTTGAAGCGGGTAACGGCACCATTAAATTACGAACTCCAAAGGAACGAACAGGCGCATAAGCGAACGAATTACTATATAACGCGTCCTGAACTGACAAACTATATATAACATCGCTCCAACTTTGAATTGCGTTTGGGTGCGCTATTAGATCCAATAGCCAATGTTCCTCAACTTTATTGCCGTCTTTATTGTATAAACAAGGTATATTAGTTGACATCATAGACGCCCTTTTATTTATTACGGTTCTGAGTTCAGGAATTTCTAAAAATAGCCTCCAACTGTCCGTTGTGTCAATCCAAACTGCGTCTTTTTTTCCCCATATTTGCGATTGAATCGGCAACATTTGGCGCGTTTGGTCGATATACCTACCCGTTTGATTGAATGTGACGCCAAAAAATCGCTCTAAAAAGTTTGTATCCATTAAAAAAAATTATTAATTACAAAGTTATGTATAAATTTTTTCATTATTTACAAATTATTTTTAAACATTGATTGAATAAATATTGAAAGACCCGCTAAACAGTCGGGCGCGTCGTCGTTTTTGTTACGTCCTTCCTTTGAATAACTCACTAAATTTTCAATAAATAAATGATTTTCGGGCGTTTCTGTCTGAACAAAAATAATTTTATTTTGTATCCAACTAGCATTCATTATTATCCGCGTTTCTTTATTCGTTGTGTTATGAACCTGTAAAATTCTAGTAGTTGGTGTTAGCTTCTGTAATTGACGGCTGAACATCGCGCCCATTGAATTAGATTCGACACGACAATAACTCGTATTATGTTCGTTTAATTTACCCGCGCATTTTGGTAAAGTCGTGTCCGTGTTTTCCCTGCTAAATACGTAATCCACTAAATACAATTGTTTGTTGATTAACGCGCAAATTGCCAACGCTGTAAAGTCTTTGCCTTGATCCGCGACATCGATATAAGCCAAAGTACCGTCTATTATATTATTCGCTTTTATTTCGTTAAAATCCTGCTGAGTAATAAAGTTTAAATTGTCAAATAAACGCCCCTGAATGTCAACGGGACTTTGTTGGTATTCCGCCTCCCAAATATCCGGATTTGTGCGCTTTTTTTTCTCCAAATATTCCTCGGTAGTCATCACATTTTCACAAAATGACTCCATTTTATCAGTTAAGGCGGGTACAATTATAGATTTTTCATAAATTTTTTGTTCTATATTAACTCCAATAACATCTTTTAAACTCCAACGCGTGCCAATATCAATACGGGCGCAACCGCTTTCAAAACGTGAATCGTGCGTTGATTGTTTCCATTGCAAAATTCGATCGTTTACGGTGTCGCTTAAAGCGTCTTCCAACCCTCTGTATAAATCGTCGGTAATTGCTACTTTTGTCGCTCCAAATCCAATAATCGTACCGCCAACTCCTGCGCCGAAATAACCAACCTGTTTACTGTAATTAGTATTCCATCCTTGTAAATTTGCCTTGTCGTCGCTTAGTCTGACGTCGGGAAACACGATCCTGAATTTATCGCTTTTAACTATAGTACGAACGTCGTAACTAAATTTAATATATAAGGTAGCGGTACACGTGTTACGCATTACTGAATCGCTCGGATTACGTCCTAACGTCCACGCACAAAATAAAGACGTTATGTAACTTTTACCGGCTCGCGGTGGCATCGAAACGGACAACGATTTTATTTTACCCTCTTCAACTTGCTGAAACGCAACCGCAATTTCCTGTAAAAAGTTTCTATTGGTAAAAAAATCAGAATCGATAAACAAACAAAAGTCCCAAAATTCTCGCCGGCATAATTCGATTTGTAGCGCTTTTTTAAGTTCGTTTTTTTGTTCATTATTCATTTGATAAAAACGCCTTTATTTCTTCCGTAGTTAACTCGCTTAAATCAACCGTTGTTTGTTGCTGTTCAATTTG